GTTAATAATAGTGGGCAAGCTATTAGTGGTACAGCCGCTAATGGCGATAGTCAGACTGTTACATTCTCATAAGAAAGCCTACTAATGTCCAATAGTAGCTTTAAGATGATGGCTCCCGATCCTTGGTATCCTACAGTGGACGCTATTCACCCACTATGGCGTGAGGCATTTGGTAAGGCTGTCTTCCTTGTCCCCGGATGGCGAGAGCAAAGATGGGAAAAATCCCCCGATCCAGATCATGTTGCTCACATGAGAGAGATAGTCACTCATACATATAGTAAAACAGGATCAGCGAAAGGAAACATTCTTGCTGCCACTCCGAGGGGAGGGATGGCGAGTAACCGAGGGCTTTCCAGTCAGAAGATTGGAGAATGGGACCATAACGCCATTTGGGATTTAGGGGGTGATTCTACATTCACAATGCTAGTTGCTATGGAATTTGCTGACAGTACTGGTAATGGTGGTAGTTGGCTCTCCCATAGAACAGATAGCTCTACTGGGGCTGGCTATTGGGCATGGTCGGAAGGTTCTGGCACTAATGCCAATATGAAGTTTGAGTTCCAACATTCTAGTGGCATTGCTAATCAAGAATGGACTGGAGCATTTCCGGCTGTTGGATATAATGCTTGGATGCTTACTCGTAAGGCTGGCGGTACATACGAGATGTGGGTGAATGGTGCCAGCCAAGGCACCAAGACAGGAGCAACACAAGACCTGCTAACTGGTGGCTCACATGAGATGAATATTAGCTCAGCAGGTTCACAATACTTTAGAGGCGATTATTATATCGTAGCCATCTTAAAGGACATCGCTCTTGATGATGCCCACGCCAAGGCGTTTTATAACGATCCGTTTGGGCTGGTTCGTCCTCATGTTGCGCCCTATCCATTCCCTTGGCAACGTGAAGGCTTTAGTGGTGCTGCTGCTGCATATGACTTAGAACCCGGACTAGGTACTTATTCTCTTACTGGTCCCCAAACAACTTTATTAGCTCAAAGAGCAGTAGATCCTAACTTAGGAACATATACACTAACTGGCCCACAATCTACTCTAAGTATTGATAGAGCACTAGAACCGAATCTAGGCACTTATGCATTAACAGGACCAGCAACTACTTTACTAGCTGCTAGAGCACTTGATCCGGGATTAGGAACATATGCCTTAACTGGTCCCGGTACTGACTTACTTCTAGGAAGAATAATAACTCCCGGTTTGGGAACTTATGCTCTTAGTGGACCAGCTACTAACTTACTAATTGATAGGGCAATAGATCCTAATCTAGGTACATATGCGTTAACGGGTCCAGGTACTACATTAAATCATGGATATATACTAACTGCTGGATTAGGTACTTATACATTAACAGGTAATGCTGTTGACCTAGACTACGGTACTTTGGCTACTGCTGGATTAGGAACATACACTCTAACTGGACTTGGGACCACATTACTCACTGGTAGAGTAATAGAATCAGGGCTTGGAACATATGTACTAACAGGACCAGATGCTGCCCTAGCTACTGATGCTACAATAGAACCGGGATTAGGTACATATACTCTCACAGGACCGAATACTACATTACTAAGAGGAGTAGTAGTAGCAGCAGGCTTAGGAACATATACCCTTACAGGACCAGCTACTACATTGGATCATGGGTATATAATTACTACTGGTCTTGGGACTTATACTCTAACTGGTCCTAGTACTACTTTATTAAGGGGAGTTGTTATAGCTCCATCATTAGGTACATATGCATTGACAGGACCAAATGTAACATTGACCTATAGTGCTGCTCCTGCTGATGATGATACAAAAGTCTGGCCCGTACGCCCAATATCTCCTAATACTTTGATAAGTAGAATGTGATGGCAACTGGCTATGAGACTATTTTCTAATGCCTACATTTAAACTCCAGAAGGATAGCCTACAAGATCGTTTCCTTAAGTCTAAGGGAAAGATACAGTTATATGGTGGAGGATTTGCTAATGGTAAGACTTCTGGAGCATGTATCAAATGCATACAGATCGCCAAGGATTATCCGGGTGCTAACATACTTATGGCAAGGTCTACTTATCCTAAGCTTAATGACACTCTCAGGAAAGAGTTTCTAAAGTGGTGTCCTCCTGATTGGATAGAGTCATTCCCTAAGAGTGCCAATGCTAGTAATATGTGTACACTTAAGAATGGTACGACCATTAACTTTAGGTATATAGCACAGCAAGGTAAGATAGGTAATGAGTCTACTACCTCTAACTTACTCTCTGCTACTTACGACTTGATCATTGTAGACCAAATGGAAGATCCTGAGATTGTTCATAAAGACTTTTTGGATTTGTTAGGACGCCTTAGAGGTATGGCTAGATACATAGGGGATGACCCTGACATGCCTCGCACTGGTCCTAGGTGGTTTATTATCACTACTAATCCAACTCGTAATTGGGTCTACCGTGAGTTAGTTAGACCTATACATGATTACAATAATGGTACAATGAATGAGAAGCTCCTTTGTGAGACTGATAACACAGGTAAGATACTTATAGGAGAGAATAGACTACCTACTCCTATGATATCTCTCTATGAGGGGTCTACTTATGAGAACCAAGAGAACTTAGAACCTGATTATATCCAAACCCTAGAGGCATCATATAAAGGACAGATGAGATCACGCTTCCTCATGGGTGAGTGGGCTAGTTATGAAGGACTAGTCTACCCTAGCTTTAATGAGGATATTCATGTACTCTCACACAATACTATTGTGGATTACTATGAACGACTAAGTATGGTTACGGATAGTCTTACTATTCTAGAAGGGTATGATTATGGTATGGCTGTACCGTATTGTTATCTTTGTGGTTTCTGTGATAATTATGGCAATGTTTTTCTCTTAGATGGTGAGTACCAGAAAGAGTATCTCATTGATGATCAGATCAAAGACATCAAAGCACATAGAGAGAATTACCGTATAGCTAATAACATGATCCTATCTGATCCTGATATCTTTAGGCGTAAGGCAGTGGGTAAGAAGTTAGTTGGTAAGTCTATATCTGATATGTTCTTAGAGGATGGACTAGTATGCACTAGAGGTAATAATGATATCAGCAATGGTATTGTTAAAGTATCTCAGTATCTAGCTCCTGTTAAGAACCATCAGAATCCTATTACAGGTGAGTGGAATGCTCCTCACTTGTATGTAAGTGATAAGTTAGAATGGTGGATTAATGAGATAAGTGATTACTATTGGCAGAAGAGTCCATCTGGTGAACAGATAGATAAGCCTGTTGATAAAGATGATCATGCTATGGATACTACTAAGTATATGTTATCTCATAGACCTAATATATCTACACTCATCAAGCCTACTCGTCCTGAAGTAGTTGGATGGAGACAATGGGGTGAGAAGGATATAGAAGAACGAGAGAGGAATTCTAGATATGGCTAGTGGTGGAGTATGGGCTGGAGTAGCTAGGATAATGAGTCAGGGGTCTAAGAGGACTCCTTCAGAGATACAAGAGTTGCTGTCAGGTAATCAAGCGGCATCAGAAGCTGCTATCCCTGCCCAACGTGCTGGACCAGGAGTAAGAGGTCTTGATGATGAATTAGGAGACAACTTTTCAAGAGACAACACAGTTGACTCTGAAGACTTTCTTATTGATGAATTAGAAAGGGTCGCTAAAGAGAAAGGTGTTCCTCTAGATACAGTGCTAGAACAGTTTGATGATGTATTAAATGCTAGAGCTTTGTCTAATTCTCGTCAGACTACTGATGCTGCACAGATGGACCTCCCCCTTACTAGAGAGTTTCCAGAAGCTGAGAGAACACTAGAAGAATTAGGACTACCTAACACTGCCACAGGAGTAGGTACTGAAAACTTTGTAACTTCTCAGGGGGCTACAACTGAGTTTCCAAGAGTTATTGGTTCTCAAGCTGGTGTGAGTTCTCCTAATGCTAAGTCATCTTTAGATGAAGTATCAGTTAATCCCACAGAACAGCAGATTCATGGTATTATTGAGAAGACGGATGTACCCGGTTTAGGTAGTATTGGGCATGTACCCGATGAAGCACAAGACTTAATATTCTTACAACAGAGTCTTACTCGACGATTAAAGGACTTTGGTGATGCACTTGGACAGCCTTCTAATACGAAGAAACGTGAGGGAGTAGGTGGACAAGTAAAGGATAAGTTAAATGAGTGGAAGACTCGCCAAGCTGATGCAGTAGAAGCAAAAGATGCTGAAGCATTAAGAGGCATCATAGATGAGTTTGATGGAGTAGTAGAGAGTGGCTCTAGGCATGGAGATATAGAAGCTGGAGCACAGAACTATTTTACTAATGATGCTAGGAAGAGAGAATTAGCACGTAACAAGAGTAAGCCTACTATAGGTATTAAAGACTCGCAGATAACACGTTCTAAGGCTCAACAGAAAGCATTTGATAGGGCTAATGACTTAAGAGATACCCAAAATATTGGTAGACCACGTACTAAAAGAGGTCTTAAACAAGTCAATACCAATGAATTTGGAAGAACTCCTAGGCAAGAGCCAACGCCTCCTGATACTATTCAAGAAGCTCCATTTGATTCTAGAACTAGAGATGCTAAAGGTCGAAGTAGGCTAAAAGAGGCATTAGGTCGTATTGGTAAGGCTAATGTCCCACCAGAACGTAAAAAGGAAAGCCACCTATTAAAAGGTCTACGATCTCTACGAGAAGATGAACAAACCATTCTTGACGCTAGTAAGCGAGGCAAGCCCAAGAATAAGGTATTTGGTAAAGACGATTCTAGGAAGAATGATGGCCCAAGATTTCCTAAGCAACAACCAAGACCTGATCCAGTACATCCACCAATACACTCAGTAGAGGAAGAGATAGCTCTTATTCAAGCACGTAGGGCAGAGGCACGAGCTAATCCTGTAAGACCAGAGGACTTATCTCCTAAGAGACAATTAGCTGATCAGGAAGCTAGGAAACAGTTAGATGCTGCTGATGCTAATAAGGCAAATCGTATGAGCGAGGATGAAGACTTAGGAGGAATCTTTAGCGAGAAACTCTTTGGAGACTCGCCAGAACAGACTAGGTTTATGTCTAATCCTCGATCAGTTGCTATCTTGAAGCGAGTTGACGAGAAACTTGCTAAAGTAACAGAAGCAGCTCCAGCAAGTGAGCGAGATATTATAGAGATGTTAAACATAGAAAGAAATACTATGCTCCGTGAAGGAGATGTTATGGGACTTGAGAATTTCATCCAACAAATGGATGACCTTTCTGATGGCCTAAGAAACATCCAAGCTGGTAGGAAGGACTTGTAAATGGCTGAGGATCAAATCCCTACTGAGGTAGATTCAAACATAGATGCTTCTCTTGGAGAGAATCGTCCTACTCGTAGACGTAGAGGTAAAGTACAGCCTGTCTATCAAGTAGTAGGTGACAGTAAGATACCTGTATCTAAGACACAAGGTAAGGTATGGAAGTCTCGTGTTGATCAGGCCAATAAACATACAGAAGATGTACGTGAGGCATGGGAAGAGAGTATAAGGTACTTTGAGAATGACCAACTCATTCATAGAGAGCATAGTACTCACACTTCTGGTAACTTACTAGGTAACAGGAAACTCAATAACAATCTGACTGAGACAGAGAATGTTGTATTTGCAAATGTTACGACAATGGTTCCGGCGCTCTATGCACGAAACCCGACCGCTGAGTTTACTAGTAATAGAGAGTCTGAGAAAAGACTGGCTACTATACTTGAGCGTCTTGTTAACACCCTTGGTTC